GAGGTAGGTGTCATTCAGGAAGTATGCACGATCAACTGGACAGCTTTCATCGTAGATGATCGGCACACCATTGTGACTGACACCATCAAAGCCAAGGTCCATCATGCGCTTGCCGCTGCTGGTGTTGGTAAGTGGTATGGTAAGCTTGCTACGAACAGCAGCACGATACAGGCGGTAGTGATTACGACCAGCAATGATGACTTTGGGGCGCTCTGTCCCTTGTTTAAGGTCGAGCAATACATCGTCATATGCTTCTTCAATGTTGGTGCTGTTGAGAGTACCAGCAAAGTCATACGACGAAGGTCGCCACTGCACTTCCAACGCACGATCCACACCGGCAAGAGAGCCAGTAGTAGGATCGTCAGGTATAAGGAGTGCAAGACCATTAGGATCATTGCCGCCACCCAAGCCGTAGAGGTAGCCTGAGAACTTCTCTTTGATGCTAAGCTCAAGAGCCTCAAGTTTGCCCTGAAGCAGCTTAACTGCAGCTTGCTCACCTTTGTTCTCGTCTTCCTCTTGGTTAGAGATGATGACTGTGCCAGCTATACGTGACCAGCGATACTCAAGTTTGATGAACTCTTGAGTTTGCTGCACTGGTAAGCTGTCATAGTACTGATAGCTGCCCACTGTCGGATTTCTGCCGGTCAACAGTGGATTAGTGATGTTGTAACCGCTGCTTTCATTCTCAATGCGGTCACGTGCGAAGCACCACGCCATGAGCGCGTTGCTCTGCATAGCTGCTACAATGAGCTTCTTACGCGAGCGCTCGATTGTAGTAGCAAGTACGTTTTGGAGTACAGGCATTGTGTCTGTGTCCTACTTGTTGTTGAGTTCTGTGAAGACCGCTGCAGCAATGTCACGCCACGGTGCATTGCTCTTGAAGTCTGCACGCGAATTTGTAGTGCTTTGAGTAGGAACGTCGCTTACTCCACGCATACTGCCGGGAGTTGACCTACTTCTACCATTGCCGCCACGTTGGCGCTTCATAGCAGCCTCGATCTGTGGTCGGAGTGGTGTTGTAAAGTCGAAGCCTCTGCGTTCTACCCAACTGCGAAGCTCAAAGTATGCACGCTCTGGCGTCAAGCCATGTTGTGCTACTAAGTTGCTGATTTCCACACCATGTGTCTCAGCATGGGGATGACTAGCAACAAATTCCTCCATCTGCACTTGCGCAGTTTCAGCAATTTGTGCTTGTCGCTGTTGCTGTTGCGTTTGCCGCTCTAGCGGGCCTAGTCTACGGTCAAGTTCATTGGTAATGACACGAGCATTGATGCTAGGAACAGCGTCATTACCAAACAACTGCTCCATTGTCACGCCTGTCGATAGCACACGCGCTACTATGTCGCGCACTGCCATGATAGGGTCTTTCTCAGCCATAGCACGTAGCTGTAGCGCTTCCTGTGCCATCTGTGGCGACAGGTTGTTCTGCTTCATTACATCGTCTAACACTTTGTACTGCTGGAAGTGGGTTTGCATCTGCCTGAGTTGACGAGATGCTTGGTTAGCTGCGTACTGTGCTCTGTTGAGGTTGTACGCAAGTTGCTTCTCTCGCCTAGTCGCTGCAACCACTTGCCCATCTTTACCAAGAAGTTCTCCTTTAGGCCCTTTCTTGGGTTTTTCAGGGAATAGCTGTTCTCCATCACCTCTTGACTTGCCTCTATGTACGTCTGATCCAGTTTCTCCCTCTCCCTCAGACTGCGGAAGTCTATGCCCATCACTCTCTCCCTGTTGTTGCTCTAACGGCAACTCTTGCTGTTGTTGTCCTTCATCGCTGCCACTGCTGTCACCTTCAGGCACAGCGGGTTGTTGATCTTGAATGCCAAAGCTGTTGCCAACAGCATCCATCAGGTCTTCTTGTTCTTTGGGCATTGTAGCCTCCTATACTGCACACGCTGTGCACTAAGCCGCAGCACCTTGCTGCATTTGTTGTATCAACTGCGATGCTATGTCAGCAACACTACGGCCACGAGCGAGTTGTACGCCGAGATGTTGTTTCAGTTCAGGCGGTAGACCGTCGATTAGGCGAGCTACCTCCTGTACGATTGATGCAATGTCGTCAATCTGTGGTCCACTAGCACCTTGACTGCCACCGCCGCCTTGACCACCACCAGCACCTTGCGGAGCGCCTTGTTGTCCACCTTGTGCAGCCATAGCACGTTCGTGCATACGTTGCATCATGGCCTCTTTACCTTGCGCGTCCTGTTGTTGTGCTTGTTCTTCACCGGGAGCAGGTCCACTTGTCTCTTTGATGATGCCTTTGTAGATTAGCTCCCAATCTGTCTGACTTATGACAGCATTATCGAATGCTGTTGCTAGAACCTTGAGAGCAACTACCGCTGCAATGGGTGTCGCACGAGTGAATTGACCGATGATCTGCGAAATTTGCAGTGCTTGCTCCTTTTTCGCCCTAGAAGTAGGTTTGAGAGTGCTACCACCCACAACACGAGGCGTGAATGTCGTCCGAATTGAATTTGCATCCATCTTCTCCCAAGTTGACGCCATTTCATCACCGAGTAGTGTAGCAACTTCCTCTTTTTCCATGAATTGCAGGCACATTTGTGCTACTAGCCACAGAACTGTGCCTACGCTGTCTTCAATAGCGTCCATCTTCTCATCAGCGCGTGTCTGTGTTTGGCTCTCGTAGCTCTCTATTGCTCTGTTGGTGGTGTTTGTCTTGTACTCGACACCACGTTGGACGCTGGTGACACCGGAGAGGCGGTCAATGGCCTCAAGAACAGGCTTCTTGTCAAAGAATTTGATGGCGTCGGCACTAGGTGGTAGTAATGGGCCGAGTACATCACCGAGCTTCTTGCCCTCTGGCAAATCCAAGCCGATTGTATTACTATCGAGTGTGCCAGAGATAAGACTTTCGAGTACGTCTGCGCTCTTGAGTGCGTTCTTGTCATATGCTACCTTACCTGCAGCGAAGCGACGTACTTTAGACCACTCATTGTTGATGATGTTTATGTCATCCTGTTGATCTAGATAGTAGGTAACTTCGCCCTTCGCGTACATAGTGATTGGATCAGTGTGGAACTCCATTGGCACCACACTAAAGAACTGGTCAAGTGAATAAGGATCATCCCATACCCACAGAGGATAGCACCAGTCATTGCAGTTGTATAGTTCAACTCGTCTTGTGACCTTATCCCATACATAGCACACCTTTGTCATCTGTGCTGCGAGGAAGCTGCGTTGGTCGCTGTAGCCGTACTTGGCATATTCGCTAGTGCTGTAGCTGAATAGCTGGAAGTTGTCTGTCTGACCACGTTCGCCTTGATCTGGACTGACACCAGCTTTGATGACGTTGGTAGGACTAAAGACGCTCTCCCACTCATCGCTGTTAGGCTTCTTGCGTCCGTACTTAGCACGCAGTAGTGATGTGTACATCAAGTCTTCAATCATGACCCAATTACACGTGCCACTAAGGTCTAAGTCGGTAGCTGTTGGATCGACTATTACTTGGTCTGGACGGCGTACTTTCACCCACGGACCACTAGGTGTGAGCATGTCAATGGTTTCTTCCAACGCTAGCAGCTTGCCTTCGCACTCCTTAATGTCCTTCTGCGACTTGGCTTGCTCTAGCTCAGCACTGAGTTTCTTGACTTCCTCTAGTGCTGCCTCACTGCTCTGCTCACGTAGTGTGTAACCACACTCGAACCAGCCTACATTGGTGAGTGTAGTGCTGACGATGTTGCGCTTGACCTTGCGTTTGAGGTTGAGGCCGGGAGATGTTTTCTTAGCGGCGAGTACGTTGACTAGCTTCTCAAGTGTGCGCTGGCGTGGTTCATCTGCTTTGTCTTCACTAGTAAACTCGGCCTCCGGGTTTTTAGTGAATAGCATAGGAACGAGAGCGCTGACGTTCGCAAATACCAAGTTCTCAGTGCTGTCAAACGTACCTTGGAGGGGTTTACCGGCTGTACTATCTTCCTCAGTTCGTGATGGAGCATTAGTACGGGTATGGTCATGTCTGTAGTACCTATACGCCTCCGACCACGCATCTGTGTTCTTGCTCATTGCAGACTTGCCCTGATCGTAGCGCGAACGCCACAACGGGCCACGATGCTTAGAGACAGGTATCTTGCTTTCACCTATGACACGATACATAGGCTGGTCATCTACTACAGCATTAGGATCGGCTGTGACACCTTCATAGGTGTTGTAGTCGGTAGCAGGTTCCGCGGGCGGAGGATTGCCGTAGTCGTCAGCCATTAGACAAACCCTTTGTCAGTAGCAAGCCACATAGGCATTGTGAATGTGCCATCGTTGTTGTCTTCAACTTGCGACTTTGGCACCCACGCAGTTGTCTTACCATCGTACAAGCGTAGTGCTTTCTCTGTCTCGCCACGTACTTCTGCAGCCATGTCGAACAGTTCACGCTTAGTTGACTTTGTATTAGCCATAGCGATGTGCTCTTGGGTTCTCAGCGCTGCGGTCTTTCTCTTGCCACAGCATCCACGAAGGTACACGCTCATTCGCAGGGATTGCGTACTTGCCTATATCTGGCATCTCACTGAGTAAGTACTTAGTCATGTCCATCGCATGATCGTTGCGATCTGTTGGTTTGTCTATACGCTCGCCACTAGTAGACTGCTGCCAGAAGTATCCTGCAATCTCGTCTGTCCACCAATCGAGCTTTGCGTTAACGAGCAAGCGCGGGGAGCCAGCCACACGACGAACAGGATGAAGCAAGCGAT